AGGGGGCTTACTCCGCTTCCTGTTCACTTAATAGGGCTACTATCTTGGCTTCAATCTCTTCCTCTATGTCTACGCTATCCCTAGACTCCTTTATCTCTATGGTGTCGCTGAATAGGTTGACTGTTTTACCCAATAGGCTGAGTGCTGTTATGCGTGCTGAATCTGAGTCCGCTTCCTTGCTCTCTTGCATGAGTCTCTCAAGAACATAGTTCCTTGTTCGTAGGGAAGATGCTACTGCNGACGTTTCTTTCCTCTCTATAGCTTTATGTAAGCTTAGTGCTATCTTAGGGTTTGCTACTAACTTGCTTGCTTCTACCTCTACCCACTTCGGTATCTTCCCTGTCTTCGTTAGCGTTACATCATAAACCTTCGCGTAAGCTTCCTTATAGCTTCCCAACTTCCCCTTTATTATCTCTTCCACAAATGCTCTTTGCTTTATGGTTAGCTCTGGTTCTTTCCTCACGATCTTTAGGTCTGGTTTCTCGGTCTTGTCTGTCATGGTTTTAACTCCTGTTATCAGATTAATATTATGTACCAGTAACAGGTATTTCGTAATGCTCACAGAGTGCTATCTAATATGGTGCTTAAGATAATGCTTGCAATGGTGTTCCATTCTGGTAAGGTTATTCCCATAGAGCAGACGGAGGAACTCTTTAAAAGCTTCGCCAACAGCCCCAAGGTGTTGAAACAATCTCCAGAGAGATTGATAGGTTCTAGAAGTAGTTTTGGTTAAGGTTCTTGAAGAGTGGTGGCGATACCCAGAAAGACCAAAAACGAATCCGCCTAATAAAAGAAAGTGGCTAGTGTGAGAGAGTGTAAAGGTTATGTGCAAGGTAACTGAAGAAGCAAGACCCACGATAACGCAGAGAGGATATTTCTATTGCCCTAATGTTTCACGTGAAACAGTAGGTATCGAGCGAGAGATTAAAGAGATAGATTTAGAAACTTTGCGGACAGTCCTCCAACTGTCCTTAGATGTGTATCTAAGCTGAATGAAGCGAAAGCAGAAACAGTAATTAATAACTTAATTCGTGGAGGATTAAAACAATGAGAAAAATAGATAAAGACGTGGCGATTGCGTTTCTCGAAAATAGAAACTTTAAAGGTGGTAATACTGTAGTTACAACGGACGGAGTTTGGTTGCATGGTAATCAAATTATCAGAGTCATAGACTACACTTACACCAATGGAAGTTGGGCAGAAGCCAATCAAGTTCAATTCACTTTGTGCGGTTGGGACACACCAACTACCAGAGCCAGAATTAGTGCAATCTTAGAACTGTTAGAGGGCAACATGACTTTGAAGAAGATCAAAGGTCAAACGTATCTAGTGGACGGAATGGATAAAACTAAAATGCCAATAGAGGAAGATGATTGGTATTTCCCTAGAGTTGTGGAGGTCGCTTAATGAATATAGAAGTGATCTATAAGCACAACTACGGAAGTTACTTGTGCTATCCAGTTTGTGATGTTGCTAGAAAGCTCACTAAGCTTACAGGTACTAAGACTTTTACTAAGTACCATATAAACATTATTGAGAGCTTAGGCTATAAATTGGAAGTGATTCCTTTCATGCCTGAGAAGCATCAAATAGCGTAACCAATACAGGGAGCAGTCTAATAAACTGCTTCCTTCTGTATAGGGAATTAACCCTACTGATGAGCGTCCTGTTATGGGATATGCGAAACAGAATAACTAACTAATGGAGGTTAGAAATATGGTAATTAAAAAAGGTAAAATCATGGGCTGTCAATGCTCCCCACTAGAGAAAGAAATAGGTCTTTTGCATGCACAATTTTCCTCTGGTCTTTTTGAAGAGGGCGAATTTAATGAAAGAGTTAAATTTTTGATTCTTAGGGAAGTGTTTCTAGATTACAAAACTGAAGTTCTCGAAGCTGTGGAAAAAGTTTCTACTGATTTAGAAAAAACTTTTAAAGGCAGATACGATGTTGATGAAAAGACAGGGATATCTACTTTTGTTGAAGAGTCTCAAGAAGAATTTAAAGCTAGATGCTTTAGAGAATTTGAAAATCTTATGAAAGGCATAAATCAGCCTAAAAAATAAACCTACTGATGATTAGCTGAGATGCTATGAAACTAGACTGCTTGCGGTCTAGTATAGGTGCTTGCATGGTGTGAGCATTAATTAACTAGATATAAAAGAATGGAGGTTCAATTATGAAACCTAGTAAAGCATTACAGATAATGAAATCTGTATTAAATGGTGGTAACTCGCCTTTCCTCATTGGAGGAACAGGAGTCGGTAAATCTGCGGTTGTTCAACAACTGGCAGAAGAACTGGCTAATGGTAGAAAGATAGTAACGGATAACACTAACCCAACTGCAAAGCAGTTTGGTTGGATAGACTTTAGACTGTCTCTTTATGAAACTGTTGATTTGGGTGGGTTGCCATATATAGATGATAAAGACCAACAGAAGAGAGCCTTTTTAGGCAATCTTCCTACTGGTGGAGAAGGCATACTTTTCTTTGACGAATACGCTCAAGCGAGTAGTAGCGTTCAAGCTGTAGTAGGTCAGATTATCTATGAGAAAAGAATAGGCGAGTACGTTTTGCCTGAAGGTTGGAAAATAGTTTGTGCAGGAAACCGATCAACGGATAGGGCTGGCAGTAATGTCCTTCCCTCTCATGTTGTAGGGCGTACTTCTTTAATCAACTTTGAGCATGACACAAATGACTGGCTAGCATGGGGCGTTGAGAATGATATTCATCCTGACATATTGGGATATATAAATTTTCAACCTGATTGGTTGAATGCGTTTGACGCTAAGATCAAGACTCCTCAACCTAGCCCTAGATCATGGACAAGGTTAAGCGATACTCTAAAGACTAACCCTCCTATGGAGCATAAACAGGCAATCTGCGAATGTGACATAGGCGAAACTGCTTCTATAGAGTTTATGTCTTTCCTTTCTCTTAAAGATGAAGTTCCTAACCTTGAAGACATTGTTCTCGGTAAGGATGTTGAAGTGCCTGATAGTGGTGGGATTTGTTACGCCACTATTTGTGCATTGGTAACTGTAATCAAAGAAGCACCTGANTCTAAGGTTGGCAGTTATTTCACTAATGGCGTTGAGTTCGTTAAGAAATTCCCTACACCTGAATTTGGGATATTCTTTGTGCGTTCCGTTATTGGCTCTAGACCTGACTTAAAAGAGTCTTCTACTTATGGACAATTCAAAGTAGAAAATTCTGATTTAGAAGTCTAGAAAAAAAGGAGTAGAAATATTATTTACCAGTAAATATTTTTCTGCTCCTACTGTTGCAAGATGTGTATCTTGCCTGACGACCCGAAAGGGAGTCTTGTTCATTTACAAGACTGACTCAAAAGAGTCGAAACAGTTAATTTTATCTAACAAGAATGGAGGTTCATTATGGATAAAACAAAAAATACTCTTGCTGAAACAGCTACGCTTGTTCGAGTTACTCTCGGACATCCTAGCGGTATAAAATCAGACAAGAGATTAAAGAACGGATTGGCAAGGGATAATAATTCCGATGCTGATCTTTTGAATGTTTCTAAACATATATTTGGTAAAAATATAAACAAAGATTTTCGTAAGATTATCAATGGTTTTAGAAACGATTTTTACTATCCTTTAACATTGCCTTGGGCTGACTCGATAGGAGAGCAAGGTGTTCAAGCTAGTGGTGGGTGGCGTTTATGCCCCAACACTAACCTTGAAGCGTTACAAGATCGTATTATTGAAGCGAAAGCTGATTGGGATAAAGAAGTAAATTATTTCTTTAAACAATTAGATAGCTACAAGGCATTAGCTGAGTCTAAACTTGGCGATGCTTTTTTAGGTAGCGAATTCCCTAATGAAGATTATGAGATTAACAAGCTAAGAAGTAAGTTTATCTTTGATGTTCAATTCAATAATGTTCCTAACAGAACAAGTACAAATGATATTCGTATCAATGTATCTGAGACTCTTAGGAAGAGGATAGAAAATGATGTGCAAAACAGAGTAAGTGATAATGTTAAAAACATTTTAATCTTAACTGTTGATTCGCTTGTAGGACAAGTAGACCACATAGCTGAGAAGCTAAAAGTTTACGACCCTGAAAACAAGCAGAAGGGTTTTTTCAATAATAGCAGTATCGAGAAATTGAGACAGCTAATAGAGACATTACCCAACACAAATTCAGACATCTTAGGCAACGACCCTAAAGTGTCTGAAGCACACCAAAAACTTGTAGTCGCTATGGCTCAAATAAATTCTGTTGATTCTCTTAGGGATGATACGGATATAGGCGAGTCTAAGCGTAAAAAAGTAGCGGATGATTTATCTGAAGCGGTTAGTGGTCTTAAAGGAGGTTTTCTTGGTAAAGCCTTTGGAGGAATAAAAATGACTAACACTTTAGATTGGATTATCAAAGCAAGGTCTGGATTAATGAAAGGACATGTAGGTATGGCTTCCATGCTTTTACATCTTGATTTAAAAGAGGTCGATGCTTCAGAGTGTAGCACTATGGCAACTGACGGAAAAAATATTTATTTTTGCCCTGAATTTTGCGATAGTCTCACTTTGGCTGAATTGCAAGGCGTGTTAATTCACGAAGCACTTCACGTTGTCTATGAACATCCTTTAAGGCGTGGGAAAAGACATCCTAAAGTTTGGAATATAGCTTGTGATTATGCTATCAATAACTACCTGAAATATGATTTGTATTTACAACTTCCTATGGGCGGTGTTTGGGATAGAAAATATCACAAGTGGACAGCTGAACAGGTTTATCGTGATTTGATAAATGATGATGATGCCTTGCAAGATGCTATTGACAATATCGAACAGGACAATCAAAACCATAACCCTGAAGAATCTGATAATGACGATTCAGAAGGCGAAGGTTCTGGTAGTTCTGAGGGAGAAGAATCAGATGATGATAGTTCTGTGACTGGTCAAGGAAATATTCCTAGCAGTCCAGGGAAGATTGATCTTGATTCTATTCCTGATTCGATTGGGGAAGTATGGGATGCAACAGAAGAAAATGGAGAGCCTTTGAGTGAAGCAAAAATGCAAGAACTTTCAGGCGAGATTCAGAGAGCAGTTTCTTTAGCTGATAAGGTTGAAATTGCTATGTCTGAAAGTGGTACTTCTTCTATGCGTGGAAAGATAGAACAGTTAAAAGAAGTTTATGTTGATTGGAAAGAATACTTAAATGAATTCTTAGCCACTTCTTATTCTGACGATAACTGTTGGTCTAGACCAAACAGAAGGCATTCCCACAGGGGCGTTTATTTGCCTAGTAGATCACAAGACCCACAAGGAGGGGAGATCGCCTTAGCAATAGATACTTCTGGTTCGGTATCACAATTTGAACTTAATGTTTATGCAACTGAAATTCAGGCAATGGCTGAATCATGCGGTATAGATACAATTAGAGTTTGCTATTGTGATACTTTTGTTAGGAAAAACAGCGAAGGGGAATGGTGGGATGTCTATAACCTATCCGAAGGCGATGAACTAAATTTAGTTGCTCGCGGAGGAGGAGGAACAGACTTTAACCCGCCCTTCCACTTGTTCAATGACTATTCTGATGAATTAGAGAATGTGCAAGCATTTATCTATTTTACAGACGGGTGGGGAGAAGTTAAAGCTGAAGTAGAGCCTGACGTACCAGTCATATGGTGCATAACAGAAAACAGCAGTTACGCTGACAGAATACCTTTTGGAGAAAAGGTTTTTGTTAATACTGCTGAATTCTACTAGACCCTTAGTGATTAGAGAGTGAGAGTTGTTTCTCGCTCTCTAGTTCACTTTTTTACTGTAATGGGATGTGAGTCCTGTCTGATGATTGCAAAAGCATGAAACAGTTTTATTAACTAACTCGCCTTGGAGGGCGAAAAATATGGAAAAAATAAATAAAATAAAAAGCGGAGACGTTTTTGAAATCTATGGTGGTGCTAATAATCTTGGAAGAGGAAGACAGTTACTACTTGTTAATTACATATCTGGTAGTGGTACTGTCTGGTGTCAAAAATTTTCTATGAAAGGAAAACTTTTAGCAAAGAAATTTAAACTTAATCAGGATGATGTCATTAAACCAAGACCTGATTTAGAAATAGCAATAGGAGGTGTTTAAATGAGTAGAGAAATTTTAGAAGAGTCTGTTAAGGCTCTAATTGAGATTAACAACAATATTTATACAAAAATTTGTGGCATAAATTCAGATGNAATTACAGATGATTTATGGAAATTGTGTGAATTNTATAATACTCAAATATTCGTGGTGGAGCGTTGGTTGGATGAACTTTATCCTGAAAGGCTTGAAGCTAAGGAAAGAGTAAGACCTAAAAGACTTATCTTTCA